AATAAAAAAATTTCATTAAGGTGCAACTTATGATTTGTCCATACTGCGCTGACCCTAAAACAACGGATGGCTACCCGACAAAAGTGACGGACACACGCCGTTTTTTCGATGATGTAAGACGACGGTTCTACATGGAGCGTAAGCGTATGTGTACGCATTGCAATCAACGTTTCACAACACGGGAGTTCTCCCCTGTCATAAAGGAAAAAACTAATCATGCAACCTGACACACGAATACGAATCAAAAGCACTGGAGAAATTGGCTATCTTGTTAAAGAAGATGGTGACGGAATGTTGTGTGTGCGAATACCCGCAGACAATGGTTGGCCTTTCCCGCACTACGCTTTTATCAATCGCAAAGACGTATCCATTGTTAGAAATTCTAGCCAACTTAATGATGTTGAAGAAGCACCTTTTTAGGAGTTAATTTATGCCTTACGTTAACAAACCCCGCCCATATAAAAAAGAATATGAGCAATACGACGGTACTGAAGCTGTCAAAAAGAAACGCGCCGAACGTAATCGGGCGCGAGCAATTATGGTGGACAAAGGTCTAGCTAAGAAGGGTGATGGCAAAGACGTACATCATAAAAAAGCTTTGTCCAAAGGCGGTTCTTACAAAGACGGTTTAGCCGTCGTTAGCGCATCTACTAATCGTTCGTTTGCCCGAAACAGCGACCATAAGATGGTGTCCGAAATCAGTTCTAAGGAACGGAAGAATCGTGCAGATCGTTGACAACAAACTATTATTGGTCAAAACTAAATTCCCTAGCCAGATAAAAGAAACAATAAAATCTAGTGAAATCATTAATAAGTGCGGGGACGTATATGAACTATCTGTGAATTGGGAATTACCAGAAGCTCAGATACTACGCCGACTCAACATAAAAAATGTGCCTTCCCCTATCGTGAGAGATTATGATTGGCCTGGGATATATAAGCCTATGGAACATCAGAAAGCTACGGCGGCTTTCCTAACGCTACACAAACGGGCGTTTTGTTTCAATGAACAAGGAACTGGGAAAACAGCTTCTGCGATTTGGGCTTCAGATTATCTGATGGGCTTAGGTGTTGTTAAACGAGTTCTTGTTGTATGCCCCTTATCAGTCATGCAATCGGCGTGGCAAGCAGATCTTTTTAAATTCGCTATACATCGAACTGTTAGTGTTGCACACGGGGTATCTGATAAACGCCGAGATATTATAAATAGTGGGGCTGAATACGTAATTATTAATTTTGATGGGGTCAACATAGTTAAAGATGCCATATCAAATAAATTTGATTTAGTTATTATTGACGAAGCAAATGCTTATAAGAACAGCCGTACGCAGCGTTTTAAAACTATGCGCGGGTTACTTAATGAATCCACATGGCTTTGGATGATGACGGGAACACCTGCGGCCCAGTCCCCTCTTGATGCCTTTGGGTTAGCCAAACTTTGTATACCTGATCGCACCCCCCTGCTTTACACAGAGTTTCGTGATAGCGTGATGCACCAGATAACACGGTTTAAATGGGTTCCGAAAGCATCTTCTGTACAAACCGTTCATAAACTATTGCAGCCAGCAATTAGGTTTTCTAAGGCCGAATGCCTAGATTTACCAGATGTTACATATGTTTCGCGGTACGCTCCTATGACTGCACAACAGAATAAATATTATAAGCAATTAAAAAAAGATTTTATTATGCAAGCAGTAGGAGAAGACGTTACTTCAGTAAATGCTGCTGCTAACATAACCAAGCTTTTGCAGGTTGCTTGCGGAGCTATCTATACTGATGCAGGGAATGTAGTAGAGTTTGATGCATCTGATCGCATGAAAGTTGTCCAAGAAGTGATTGAAGAAGCCACACACAAAGTCCTTATCTTTGCGCCGTTTACACATACACTATCTATCATCAAAGATCATTTAGTTAAGAACGATATTACTTCAGAGATTATTGATGGCAGTGTTCCAGTGGGCAAACGCACCGACATTTTCCGTAGGTTCCAAGAGGTTCAAGACCCCAAAGTACTTATCATCCAGCCACAAGCTGCGGCTCACGGTGTGACGCTGACTGCCGCTAACGTGGTGTTATGGTATTCGCCAGTTACGTCCATAGAATCCTACCTGCAAGCTAACGCCCGCGTTCATAGGCAAGGACAAAAAAACCCTGTAACGGTAGTCCACATCGAGGGTAGTCCAGTGGAGAGCAAACTTTACGAGATGCTTGCTAACAAGTTGAATTTCCACACAAAAATAATTGACCTCTACAAGCAAGAAATACTTGACACTCTATAGTTTTAGGTGTATTCTTTGGTCTTACAGGAGGTGAACTATGGACATACCCGTCGAAAAAATTATCAGTACGTTCTTAAAAATTCGTAGTGCTAAAGAACAACTTACCAAAGAGTACGAAGCTAAGGTGTCTGAGCTTGACGAGAATATGAGCATCTTGAAGTTCAAGTTGCTTGAGATATGCAAGGACACAGGGGCTACTACTCTAGGCACTGGTGATGCTGTTGCTTATCGTACAGTTAAAAGCCGCTACTGGACGAATGATTGGTCGCATTTCTATAACTTTCTGAAGGAAGAGGGGAAGTTAGAATTGCTTGAAAAAAGAATCCACCAAACTAACATGAAGGAGTTCCTCGCAGAAAACCCAGATATACGCCCCCCAGGATTAAACATAGATACTGAGTACGAAATTACCATCCGACGTAAATAGGAGAAACCATGTCAAACGTTACATTATTCGATCAATCCGTCCCCGACTATCTCAAGGAAGTTGAGATGGATGATATGACGAAGCGTTATTCATCAATTAACACTTCGAAAAAAATTTCTATCCGTGGCCGTGTTTTTAGACTTATGGTTAACGGAAAAGAAATTTCTAAGAACGAAAACAACGCAATGAATGTTGTTATAGTAGCTGGGGGCAAAGACATCGCTCGTTACTACCACGCTAAAAAATACACCGCTGGCGATACTTCCCCGCCGGATTGTTTTTCTAATGATGGTATAGCCCCCGACCCCGCATCATACAACCCACAAAGTACAACTTGTGAAGCCTGCCCTCAGAACATCAAGGGGTCAGGCGAGGGCGACTCAAGGGCTTGCAGGTTTCAACAGCGGCTTGCTGTTGTGTTAGCTGAATATATTGAGGGGGATGTGTACGAGCTTGCGTTACCATCTAAGTCTTTGTTTGGGCGCGGCGATTTACAGAAGATGCCGTTTCAGCAGTATGCTAAGTATGTGGGCGCTCAAGGTCGAAATATTAATACACTCGTAACCGAAATGCGGTTTGATAGTGATAGTGATACACCTAAACTTGTATTTCGCCCGCTTCGCTATTTAACTAGGGAAGAATGGGTGCAAGCAAAAAAACAAGGCGACTCCACAGAAGCTCGTAATGCTTTACGTATCACAGTAGCGCCCAAGAGTAAATTAAGCGAGCCTTTGAACGAAGTGGAAGTTGTTGAGCCTCAACCCGTTAAACGACTAGCTAAGAAAAACATCGAACCTCCCCCCGCAAAAAAGGAGTTTACAGATGTACTTAGTAGTTGGTCCACGGACGATGAGTAATGGATGCACGTGGATATTCGCTAAAACTCGTTGATGCCATCAGAGGGGGCGACCCTTCTGATCCTATCGTTAGATTAGGAAAATATTGTATAGAGCATCAAGTGCCAGTTAGCGATCTAGCTACGTACTTTGAAGTAACTCGGGCTACTATATACAACTGGTTTTTTGGTAGGATGAAGCCTAGACAAAAGCACCTACAGCTTTTGGAAGATACTTTAAAGAGGCTTAACATATAACCGGCCACGGGGCGTCTAACTCGACGGAGTGAAAAAGAGCATGCCGCAGCTCTCTGACGCCTCACCTTTACTACGGCAGGTCAACGGAGCGGACCATGACCATAAAAAGTTTACTTACTACTATTCTACCTACAGATGGCTATTACTGCGTGGTGGGGTTGAAGTCAGATGCATCACCAGTACAAAAATTTGTAAATACAATTGACGAAGTAGAACAAGAAGCTGCCAGCCTTTGCAATTCAAATTTTAATGTTTACTTTGGTTGCGCTAAGTACGAATCTGTAGATAACCGCAAAGCACAAAATGTTAAGTCAGTACAGTGTTTTTGGTTAGATATTGATTGCTACGGCGATAAGCCGTATGCCGACCAACGCGAAGGCATGATTGCGCTAAAGGTTTTTTGCAATGTACTTAAATTACCTAAGCCGACTGTTGTGGATTCAGGTAAAGGGTTGCATGTATATTGGGCTTTAACAGCGCCCATAACGCCAGATCAATGGAAACACACTGCCACTAAACTAAAGCAAGAATGCAACAGACTTAATGTTTTACTTCATGCAGATCCTTCACGCACTTCAGATATAGCTTCTATATTAAGATTGCCAGATACGAAAAACTACAAAACTGATCCAGCATTAGATGTTAAGTTGATAGCGATTGGCACTTCGATTGATTACGAAGATTTTAACAATCTACTTGGTTCGGGCGATCAACCGCCTACAAACCCCTCTAATAATACAAAAAATTTAAATGAATTAACCAAGTCTTTGATGGGTAATAAGCAAAATAAATTTTCTTTGATATTACAGAAATCATTGAAGGGCGAAGGGTGTGAGCAAATTAAACAGGCGTATGAAGCCCAAGACACTGTAAAAGAACCAGTATGGCGGTCTGTGTTATCCATAGCAGCGCATTGTATAGATGGCAACACTGCCATTCACGAAGTTTCTAACAAGCATCCTAATTATTCCGCCAAAGAAACTGAGGATAAGGCGGCAAAAACTAAAGGCCCGCATCTCTGCAATACGTTTGCCGAGTCTAACCCAGAAGGTTGCGCTAATTGCCCATTACGGGGGAAGATTTCGTCCCCTATTGTTCTCGGACAAGTTATAACTAAGTCTAACGAAAAAGAAATTGTAGGCTTTATGGAGAACAATCGGCATGCGGTTACTACATACAAAGTACCACCTATACCGTTTCCTTATTTTGCAGGGACAACTAATGGCATATATAGAAAGGCTTCAGACGATGAAGAAGATGCTACTTTAGTTTACGAACATTATCTCTACGTCGTAAAGCGACTTCGGGACCCGCAAAAGGGTGAAGTTGTATGGATACGATTGCATACACCTAAAGACGGTGTGCGAGAATTTGCATTATCCGCAGAAGATTTGTTAACCCCAGAACGATTACGTGGGAGATTAGCTTGGTATGGGGTCATAGGATTAAAGAAGCAGATGGACAGTATTATGCAGTACCTTATATATTTTACTAAAGAATTGCAATGTACTAAAGAGGCGGAACATATGAGAAATCAATTTGGTTGGACCGATAATAATGAGTCTTTTATTATTGGGGACGTAGAGATTCGCGCAGACGGAGATAGATATACGCCACCATCTAGTTACACAAAACAGTACTGTGGGGCCCTTGAGGCTATGGGTACTTTAGAAGAGTGGAAAAAAGTAATTAAAGTATATGAAAGGCCGGGGTTTGAGCCGCAGGTTTTTGCTTTTTTTACTGCTTTTGGTGCTCCGCTTATAAAGTTTATGCATCAAGCGGGGGCGATCATTAATATGATGAACAGTGCTTCCGGGACAGGTAAAACTACATCACTTAAGTGTATGCACAGTGTATATGGGCATCCTGAAGAACTCATGCTTGTAAAAAATGACACGCCTAATACAAAAATGCATAGACTCGGTGTCATGAACAACCTAGGCTTAGGTTGCGACGAAGTTACTAAAATGTCCGATGATGAAGCATCTGACTTTTGTTACAGCGTATCACAAGGTCGTGGACGCGGCAGAATGAAAGTACACGAAAACGCCGAACGATTAAATTTTGCGAAGTGGTCAACTATTTTATTGTCTAGTTCAAATTCTTCGATAGTAGATAAGATAAAAAATCTAACCAGTTCTGACGGTGAACTTATGAGGATTCTTGAGTTTAGCGTACCAGAAACTAAATTACTACCAAAAGAGGAAGCGGACGAAATATACAGTAAGCTTTATACAAATTACGGGCATGCGGGTAAGATTTACCTACGTGATTTGGTATCTAATTTAGAAGAACGCGTTGCAGAAGTTAGAGAAGTTCAGAAGCTTATTGACAAAAAAGCAAATTTTACTAACCGCGAAAGATTCTGGTCAGCAGTTGCTGCTTGTAACATAGCAGGAGGACTTTTTGCTAAGCGTCTTGGCCTACACGATATTGATGTAGGTCGTGTGTTTCGTTGGGTTATTAAAGAAATGTCGCAAATGCGGGCAGACATTAAACCTCCTGCAACCGATCATGCTTCAGTAATAGCTGATTTTTGGAATCATCACGCCAGACATACGTTAGTTATTAACGGCAACGTAGACCGACGCACTAACGTTGAATCCCTACCGATCCGTGAACCTATGGGCGAACTTATCTTACGCATGGAACCAGATACACAGAAGCTATTTATAGACTGTAAGCCGTTTCGTAGATTTTGCCAAGAGATACGGATCAGCGTAAAAGATGTTATTAACGCGTTAACCGCCGACGGCGTATGTGAAGGCGTGGTCCAGAAACGTATGTATAAAGGCACTAAATTAAGTAGTGTGCCCCCAATTACGGCGTATGTATTTGATTGTAGTAAGGGCAACTTTATCGATACCGAGCAATATTACGACGCCGGTATGGATATAGAGGAACCTAAAAAGGATGAAAGTTGACGGCGTAGATTACACAGTAAACTTTACTAAATTTAAAGTCGGCGCTTCATTTTTTATACCTTGTATACATCCAGATATTGCCAAGAAAAATATACGGGGACGAATGAAGCGTCTTAGATTTAAGGTCGGTATGAAATTTGTGATTGAAGAAGGGTTAAGGGGTATTCGTGTATGGAGACTAAAGTAATTACTTTAGTAGCCCCTTAGCTCTTAGTGCGTCCTCTAACTCTTTGTCAGTCATATCATCATACTGAGGATAGTTAGCACGGATCTCTTCCACCGTCATCTTCTTGGGTTTTTGCTTAGGGATGCCGTATTCAAGTTTGGGCGCTAGGCGTTCTTGCAGTCGCTTATCAATCTTGACACCACCAAGCGCCTCGGCCTCAGCGGTTAGCTCTTCACGCTTTTCAAACGACTCAGCTATCTTGTCGTACATATCGCCTTTTTTCGGCAATAGCTCTGGATACTGCTCATAGAACTTCTCTGCTCTTTCTATAGCAGTCAGATAGCCACTGTCGTTATCGCGCTCCAACCAAAGCCTATCCAAGATAGCTTTCTCTTTTGCAAGAACTTTTTGTTCTGGTGTTTTAGCTTCGATAGCAGACTTTTGTTTTAACGCAACCATCTCAGGCTGTAAGCCGATGGCTTGCATAGCAATCATCCAACCAGAGAAATCTTCAGGTGCAAACTGTTCGACGCCACCTTTGGTTTTAAGCCCCTCGGTTT